TTTCGTCGCAGAGGCGAACTTTTGTTCTACCTTCTGCGATATATTCAACTTCTTAGCAAACTCTGGAGAATGTGCAACAGTAGACATCAATCTAAATTGTATTTTAAACGGCCTGTTATTTTCCGCGTATCTTATTCATGGCATCAATGATTTTGCCTTCAGGTGTTGCCATACCCTTGCGAACTTTAGCGGCACCGCCGGCTGCTTTCTTGACGGGCTTCATTATTTCGCCGCCATTAGCCTTACGAGGTATTGGCTTCCAACTTTGAGTTGCGTTATTCCAAAGTTGTACGTCACTTCGCCGCACTGGTGACCCTTCGGGTATCCTATCGCTAGGAACCCTAATCACGGGTTTAACTCTACTGTTAGCTGCCGAAGGCACTTCCGTATCCGTCATAGTAAAATATTTATTGGGCCTACCTGACCTTGTCTTTGGTGGTGGCCGTACATACCCTGACCGAGCTATGTCATCGAGTTCCGCAGCGGAGGTAATATTGCGCTGCCCATATTTTGGAAGTACATCACTAGGTTTATAGTTTTTCCCCTTCATTAGATCACGAAGTGACTCATAATACATCTGGTTATTTACAGATGGGGTGCTAGGGACGTTTGCCCGCTTAACAACTTGTTTGGCAATCTTGCCGCCGACTATTGGTAGCGCTGCTGCGCCAATCGTAGCGTAGTCACTTGCACCACCTTTACCCTTTAGGATTTGACGCGCAGACCGCTCTGCTGCTTTTAACCCTGTAAGGTCTTCTATATTACGCATTGCATCACCAGCAAGACGGTTTGCGTCGCGCTCAGATTTACCACTAAGCCTATGTATCTGCCTAAGTGACGCGCCTATGGTAGAGTCAGTAACCCTCTCAACTATACCGGGGCGGTAGGTTGATATAGTAGGCTGCGGCTTTTTAGGATTAGCCATTGGTAAACCCCCTATTACTTGCCGCGAACTTTGTTCATGGCATGAATGATCTTGCCTTCTGGCGTCATCATGCCCTTACGAACTTTGCCAGCGCCGCCTTGAGCGAACTTATCAGGCTTGCCGCCATTAGCGTACATCATGCCGCCGCCCATTTTCTTGACGGGCTTCTTCGGCGAACCAATAGCGATCATGACAGCAAGGCCGCTTGCCTTCGGCTTGCCGCCTTTCTTCATGCCGCCCATTTCTGTGGCCAGCTTGCGGGCTGTGTCAGCAGAGGTCTGGACTTTGCCACCTTCGGCGTAGATGTCTTGGTCGGGATAGTTCTCATAAGTCGCGCCGTAACGCTTTTTATTTTCTATACGCCGCAAAAGCTCTGCCGTCTCACGCTTCAAGCGTTGAGAGTCGCTCTCACCGGGGCGGGGTTCAAAGCCACGGCGATATCCCGGCTTTGGAGGTACGGGCGCTTGGTAAGTAGAACCGCTGCCTTTTTTATCTGATTTGTCAGCCATCTTACTTGCCTTTCATCATGCCCTTGCGGACTTTGCCTGCGCCACCTGCGGCGTAGCCTCTTGCTTTTTGCCGCTTCGCATATTCTGCATTTCTTTCCGCCATTGCTTCAGAAGTAAACATTCTTGATGCCATACCAGCAAGAGAGTTGGGATTTAGAGCCGTTTTTGTAGATGGCCCTTTAGATGCGGCAACAGGCTTAGGCGTAACTACGGCAGGCGCAACCGCAGTAGGTTTAGACGCGCCAAGAACTCTTGGTTTTCCACTAAACCCTTGATCGCTAGGTAAATTACTCGCTGCAAGTGCGGTTCTTGCCCGCGCTGTGTCAGAAGCAGAAGGTTTAGGCTGCTGTACAAGTTTTTGTACAGGTTTCCGTACAGTTTTAGCCGCTGGCTTTGCGCCAATGGATCTATCCATTTTGGGTACAGACATAGCACCTAAGCTATCTGTGACTTTTGCTACCGAAGCTTCAGTGGTCACCGCTTTTGGTTCGCCCCGTGCCAGCATACTCATGCCCTTGGTGCGACGAGCTTCCGTCAGAGCGGCCTCAGATGCCTTCTCTGCGGCGCGTGTCGCAGTGCGATCAGCCTTGGTCCGCTTGGCGTAATCGTCGGCGGCATCAGCCTTGCGCTGCTCGTACTTCGCCTTGGCAACGCCTTCGTTCTTACCCTTGGCAAGCGCGATCTTATAATCCTTCTCGATATCCTTCATGCGCCGGTCGCGAAGCATATCAGCACGCCCACCTTCTTTGAAGTTGCCAGCCTTGATGCGGGACATAACGCGCTTGGCGGTGTACTCGTTCGTCGCGCCACCGTCCTTCATCACAGGAGTGCCCTTGGCAGCAGCACGGGCGGCTGCGTCTCTCATAAGGCCAGTGAAGTCTTGCTCAGCTTTCATGGCGCGCTTTTCGGCAGTGCCACCTTTTTTAAACTTTTTTGTAAATTTAATCCCATACCCCTTGGGTGGGCCCTGTCCAGCCATAGCAGCCATAGAAGACGAAGGCTGACTTATAGTAGTAGGACTTAGTCGCGGACCCATAGAACTACTGCCGCCGCTACCACCGCTGCCGGACAAAAGGTTGTAATTTAAATTTTGTATAGGTTCAGAACCCCTACCCGAAGAGCTTTTAGTAGCCCCAGAACCTTGTTTATATTTTGCGATCTTGCCGCCATGCTTATAACCGGGGCCCTCAGAGCGCATAGCCCGGCCCAGAGTATCAGCTTCGCTCTGCGTAACCTTCGCCTTAGCTAGGCTCTCGCGGCGCTTGCGTTCTGCTTCACGCTCAGCGGCAGTCGGCTGAGGTGGTGATTTCTTCACAGAGCCACCAACCTTATAGGTCGGAATAGGGCGATCATTTGCGCGCTTCTGCAAAGCAGCCGCCGCGTTCTTTGGATTAGGCAGAGCCTTAGAATTTTCAAAGAAAGTTTTACCAAAAGTAGCGCGTGCTTTATCGCGTTGTGAGTCGTTAGCCATCTTAACCTCCAAAAGATCCTTGGTCTTGTTTCTGTAAATCCGCTGCAAGCTTCATAGCAGCAATTGTTTCCTTTGTCTCGCGATCTGCAGCATCGCTTTCTGCGATCATCTTAGCCTTCTCCATTTCGACGTTGGCCTTGACCTGATCACTGACCGCCTTCTGCTGGACCTTTTCGGCTTCGATCTGAAGAAGCGGGTCAGGCTGCGGCTGCTGCTTGTACTGCGGCGCCAACTGCTGCATCGCTTGTGCGACCATCATCGCAAGCTGATTTTCCATTTCCGGCGGCATTGGCGTACCCGGAGGCGGCAAAGGCTGACCGATCATCTGCTGAACCTGTACGCGCAACTTAAGCGCCATGTGCTCATTGATGTGCGCCTGCAGGTTTGGATTCTGCTCAGCAAGCGGCATGTGCGATGCAATGTGCGCGTCGTGATCCTGATACTCGCCAGCCTTGAGAGGACCACCCATCATCGCTGTCTGGTTCTCAGTCAGCGGATCCATAGGCACAGGTACCTGAGCTTCCTTGTTCGGCAACAACAGTTCAACGCGCTGAGGGTCAATCCCCATCTCAATGTACATCTGCCGGAAAGCTTCCTGCGTATTGTGTAGCTCAGGCGCCTGTGTCGCAAAACGCAAGAGCGCTTCCGCCCGCATCATCCGCTGCGCAGAGCTGCTGATGTTCGGATCGCTGACAGGGATTACATCGACGTTATTGTCGAAGTCATCGCGCATGATAGCTTTCGTTCCGCCCCGCACAGGGAACGGATACGGCACGTCGGGCAGATACTTGCCGAACAGATCGGCGATCAGCTTCAGTTCCTTGCCCAGAGATTTGTGCGCACGCTTGAGCGTTGCCGACTGCACGCGAGTCGCAGCTTCCATTAACGCTACCGTTGTTCCCACCGGCGCGTCCTGCCTCCCGTCACCAACAGCAATCTCAGCCGTGTTGGCCAGATTGCGCGCACCCTCATACGTCTCCTGCAGCAACTGCAGCGACACTGCCGATGGCTCCTTATAGGGCATCGTCATGATAGCGTTCTGAATTGGCAAGCCAGCCGTATCGATTTCGCGGAACTCGGTCGGGCCGATGCCGATGTTGTTGTCCTCGATGCGCATACCCTTGACGCGCAGGCCACCCGGGAAGTTATTCAGCGTACCAGCGTCAATCAGCTGGCGACGGATCGAAGTGGCCGTCTTAGCGCTGTTGCCTAAGATATGGGCATAGCCCAGACCGTAGAAGCCAAGGCCCGGAATGAACTTGTAATGCACGAAATAGTCGCGCTTCTGGTATGTTTCGTCGTCCTCATCCCAGTTGCGGCGGATCGACAAAACCTTCTTACTGTTCTCGTCAATGGTCACAATGTACGGTAGAGGAATATCGTCTTCGTTCTCAAAGCCCTTGAGATCAATGTCGGCGTAGATTTCGTAGATGTTGTATTCGTCGGTACCTTCAGCGCCCGGCTCAATGCCCTGCACCTTATCGACCTGCGCCTGAACTGGATCAGCGCTGCTCAGGCTCTGCTGCGGGTCACCTAGATCGATCTTACGGTACGCACCGCTCAACTGCGCTAGCTTGAGCTGCTTCTTCGTCATCTGAGTGACGTGCGCAAAGCGCGATGATGTGCTCAAGTCAGTCGTGTTATACGACGTAATAAAATTCTTCGGTGTAACGAAGCGCGCCACAGGACGGCCTAAGACCGGATCCTGATAGACTTTCTTAAACGTGCTTCCGACCAAACCAAGCCACATGAGCATCTGGTCGAACTCTTCGTAGTATTCCGGCGCCAATTCCGTAAGGTAAAGGTTCATCCAGTCCTGAACGCGCGACGCCTGTGCTTCCAAATCTTCGTTCGGAACCCCAATGACCTGCGTCTTCACCGGCCCAGCGGCTGGCATCAGCT